CGGGGCCACTGGTTAATCAGGCTCTGCCTGATGCTGGATCTGGGGCAATTCCTTGCCCCCCGTCTGTTGCCTTGGTGCCAAACATCCCGAGGGATGCCTTACAGAGTGCAAGCTCGTAGGGATCGGTGTGTGCCGGAGAATCACCGGCGGCCCTAGGGGAGGAAACTCCTATTAAGGCACTTGGCCCATGCAACAGTAAAGCTACACGGGAAGTGATCATGAGCAAGCAGGATATCGCCACTAACGTGACGACCCCAGGCAGTATATTCTATCAACGAGTATACTGGCCCTCTGGAGCCCCCGATGGGGGTGGTGTTACTCTCCAGAATCCTGCTATGATCTCAAGGCGGAGTCGTGTTCTGAGTCGTGGGCGGAAGCTCCGGTTTAAAAACCCGGAGAAACCGTACACGAACTCTGGCTTCCGGTGGGTAGCGCCGGTGGGACGTTTGCTAGTCCCAGCTGGAGCTAAGGCACACTCCTACGAAGGTTCTTCAGCAGCGTCATTGTCGGGAGTTGATCTCGACATGGCTTATCCGATTTACCGTGGGACTGGGCAGAGAAACGCCCTTATTCCCGCGGATGGATCAACACTGCTGAATCCCGACCTGCTCTCTCAGGCACAAGTAAAGTGCTTGAATAAGATGAGGGCGAAAGACGGTCAAGCTACCGACTTTGATGTCGGTGTTTGGTTCGGAGAACGGAAGGAAACTGCCGAACTCCTGCGTCGCGGGGCAACTGGCATCACGAACGCCGCAAAAGCAATTGCGCGGCGGGACTGGCGCCAGACTGCAGCCGCTTTCAATCTCGCGTTTGGAACATCCATCTCTCCTGCCCTGGAGAGACGCCGGATGCGAAAGGTTGAGAGATGGTTGAAGAAGGAATTTGGCAAGATTCCTTCCGTCGCCCACTGGGTTTGTTCCCAGTTGAACGATGCGTGGCTAACCTGGAACTTGGGTTTGTCACCTATGCTTCAAGACGTTGATGCCGCTCTCCAGCGGCTCAAATACGGTCCAACCCGAGAATCGGCCTTCGTGCGATGCTCTGCACGACATAGCCGTGTTCGGGATCTTTCGGACTCGTACAGTCCTGTGTCCGGCGTTCAGATGGAG